CTACAATACGTCGATGAAGTATTTTACGCCGAGTTTCCGAAGAAGGGCCGTATAGCCTTCCTTGGTCGGGTACATTCGTTCGGCAATAATATTAAATTGGTTGCCGGTCGGAAGAAGCCCGATACTTACCGCGTCTATAATCGCGTCCCGAACAACCGGGATAGTATAAAGCGGTTGTACCGTCCCGTTTTTACGCGGCCGCCCGTTACGGTCGGTAAGAAAGCCTACCTTCGTGTTCATAAGCGGCATAAATACACGCTCCATTACTTCGTCGGAAAGAGCTTCGCGCAAAAGGGCAATTACGTTTACGGCAGTAAATGCCGCGCCGAAGTTGTTTACAATCTGCAAGGCCGAAGCGTCCTTACAGGCAAGTTCAAATTTCCGCTTTGCTTCGTCAATTACGGTTAATCCTTTTTCTTCTGCCATAACTCATAATTTTTATAGGTTGTTATTCGTTTTCAAGAAGTCGGCTTAACTTCTTCAAGGTCGCTAATTCCATAGCTTCGGCAGCAAGCGGCGCGGTTTGTTTTTCGGTGAAGAAATTCGCCAACCCCTTTATTACTTGCCCACCGTTACCGCCTACTGCTATTACGCCCTGCACATTCTCGCTTTCGCCGTCCTTATTGTCCTTAACGTCCGTGCCGATAAGGATAAAGGCCCGGCCTTCGTTGTCTTTTACCGCCTGCGTAAGCGTTTCGGCGATTTGCTCCAACTGCTGCGCGAACTCGCGCTTTTCTTTGTTCTCGTTCATAACTTTAATTTTTATAAGTGGTTAATGGTTAATTCTCTGTCGGTGGTTACAACCAATTTTACAAGCTGGGAAGCAACCGGGAATAGTTGGTTTACGCTTTCGGCGTTGTCGATGAATACCGGTGCGCTTACCCCGTGATACAGGCAAAGCGTGTTAATGATGTCAAGCCCGGCGTTTATCTTTCCGGCAGTATTGAGGTCTGCGTACTTAACCCCGTCTACCATTGCGATACAAGTAGGGGTTTCGCCGCCATTTAGCTGGGCTTCGAACATTCGGAAGCGGACGGTTTGGAACTTACTATTTACCCGGCGTTCTACTTCGTCCATTCGGGCCTTATTAAGTTCGTCTATCGTAAATTCCTGCTTTTCTAAGTCTGCTTGCTGCTGGGCTAATTCCTTTTCCCGCGCCAATATTTCGGCCTTCTTTGCGGCGTTCTTTTCAATGGTAGCCCGAATATTTAGCTTTTGTTTTACTTCGTCCAAAAGGGCCGTAAGTTCCCGTTTCTTGGCGGTAAGCTCGGTAGTATCGGCCGCCGGTATATCCGAAATGGTAGCGGATATTTCGGCTATCCGGGCTTCTATCTCCTTCCATTCGGGTAAGTCTTCGGGGATAATGTCGGTAGATACGGTTACTTCCGGGTTGGCGGCTATTTCCGCTTCCAAGTCCTGTAACTTCTTCGCGTATTCGGCTTTCTTGGCGGCGATAACTTCCATACGTTCGGAAAGTTGGGCTTCCAATTCCTGTAACCGGGCTTTCTTTTCGGCTATTCGCTGGTTTAGCGTTTTGCCTTCTTCGGTAATCCGGGTAAGGTCGCGGGTCTTGGCTTCGTCGAATTTGGCCCGCGCCTTCTCTTTGGCAATAGCGTCCATACGCAAAACGCTTGCGTCCGAGCATAAGGTTTCGTATATCGGGCAAATAAGGCCGTCGGTACTTACTTTGTATTCTTCGGCGTTCCGCGTATTCCATTCTTCGCGCTTGGCTTCCACCTTGGCGGATAAGCCCGCTATTTCGGAAGTAAGGGTTTTAATAGTATAGCGAATATCGGAAAGGCCGTTTTCCGAAGCGGTATTATAATTTTCTGCTTCCCGCTTGGTTATTTCGTAGCTGGTCTTAACCTCGTTACGTTTGGCATTCTTCTCGTAGCCTTCCTTTTGGGCCGCCTGCCTTGCCCGAAAAATTATATCTTGCTGCTGGTTCCGAAGGTCGTTAATCGCTTTGCGTTTTCCCTGCACCCCTTCGTAGTGTTTGCGGGCCGTTTCTGCAACGTCCGTAATAGCCGTTTCCACTTCTTCCAATTCGGCGGATAAGCGTACCTTTTCGGCTTCCAAGGCTTCGTAATCCGGTGCTTCGGGCGTAACGCTGTCTATTGCGTTAATCTCGATAGGGCATTTCCCCAAACCTTCCTTAATCCGGCTTTTGCGGTAGGCTATTTCTTGCTTGAACTCCGCCAAATCTTTACCGGAAAGCAGCGAAAGGATAGCCGCAAAATCGGCGCGACCGGCGGCCACTTCTTCGTATGTTACACCCCCGGCAATGCGTAGCAATATTTCGCGCTGGGTCTTCCAATCCAACGAAGGGAAGTAAGCCGGGTTCGTAATTAACTTAAAAAGTTGTTCTTCGGTTATGGCCGTTACTTTCTCTTGGAACGCTCCCGCCTTAATTTCTACGCCATTGCAGAAGTAATGCGTAGTATTTCCTTTAAGTTCTACTTCGGCCTTGCCGCGCGGTTTTACCCAATCTTCCGTAAGGGTGCGGGTAAGGGCTACTTCTTCGCCGTTTACGTCTAAAACCGCCGTTACGGAATGTTCCAATTTAAGTATAGGGTTCCCGTCCGGGCCGACCGTCTTAACGGTAAATGCGCCTTTCCCGCTATCCGTACGGTCGTTACTGTCTTTGCCGAAAAGCACCCAAGTAAAAGCGTCGAAAACGGTGCTTTTACCCGTCGCGTTTGCGCCGGCAATGGTGGTTACTTCGCCGAATTTTACGGCCAAGTCCCTAATACCCTTAAAGTTTTTAAGGGTCAATTCTTTTAATGTTACCTTCTTGCTCATAACAAGTTATTTATTTCGGTTGTTACTTTTCTTTGCTCGCTTTGCGGCCAACTCTAAGGCTTTTTCCGCATCTACTATTATCAACCTTCCGACCTGCCTATATGCGCCGTCGATTAATCCGCTTTGCTTTATGCGGCTGGCGGTAGTCTTGGAACATTTGAATAGTTCGGCAATCCCGGCCCGGCCGTAGACGTACTTTTTATTTGGGTCTTTGGTAACGTCTACTTCTATCCGGGGGCTTTGTCCTTTCCCTATTAGTTCCAATAATTCCCCCGCCGTAAGGTCTATAAGTCTTGTATTTAAGTCTGCCATACCTAACTGTCTTGCGGGTCTTCCGGTGGTGGGACCCGTTTTATAATGCGGGCGGCATTAGCGAAGTTGGCAACCTCTAAAAACAAGAACCAAAACGGGGCTTCCGCCGTGCTTGCAAGAAGGCAAAACGATATAACGAAATACCATACTATCGCCTTCTGTTTTAGCGTCAATCCCGAAAGGGACAATTCTTTAATTAGTTGCTTCATAGCCTTTGCCTTTTATAGTTCCCAAAAATCTAATTCGTATTCCTGCCGTCTTCCGGTTCTTCGTGTCGCTGTACGTTCGGCAGCCTTGCGGCTTCTGAACAGTCGGTAGGTGTCGCCTTGGGCGTACAATTCATGCGGTAGAATAATCGCAAGGAAGAAGCAGGCTATAATTGTCCGTTTTATAGGGGATAGGTCGAAAGAAACGCCGCAATGTGTGCAGAACCACCATACGCAAAGCTCCGTAGCCTTCTGTATTCCTATCTTGCTATAAATATTTCGCGCGGTATTCTCAACCGTTCGGGGCGAAATAGAAAGCCTGTCGGCCACTTCCTTTTTTGCGGCTCCCCAAGCCAACAATTCGGCTATTTGGGTTTCTCGCTGCGTTAGTCCTGCTTCGGCTCTCATTTCTATTTTCCCCAAATGTTTGTAGTAACGCCGTACTTCCTAAATACCAATTCGACGGCGACGGCTTGGCTTGCCTTGGGTTCGATACGTCCGAACTTGTAAGCCGCGAAAGTGTTGCGGTTGTTAATCCCCAACGCCTGCCAAAGCTCCTTAGTGGCGGCCTCTACGTCAATTTGTCGAAGCTGCATAAAGCCGGCGTTAAATCCTTCTTTGTAAATTGTCGTTTCGCTCATTTCTCAATATTGTTAAGTATGTATTCAATTGCTTGTTTATGGGAAGCAAAGCTATTCCCGTCGAACTCGAAGGTTTCCGAATAGGGGCCGCCGGCAACCTTGAAGGTGCGCGTTCCCTCGTAGGTCTTCCCGTTAATCGTAAAGGTTAGTTTTGAAACTGTTACCCTTTCCGTAACCCGTCCCCAAGGCTTTTTTACCTCGGTATTGCTTAGCGAAATAGTTTCGCCTACCGCGTACGAAAATTCTATACGCCTTGCTTTGCCATTAACTATTGCTGTCTTTTTCATCTTCTATTTGAAATATAGTGTTACTTGTAATCCTCTGCGTAGGCAACATTTTACGCTGTCTTTCTTGCTGTTAAGTGCGCGGGTAATGAATTTTTCGGTAAGCTCTACACCGATTAACCCCACCAAGCCGGCAACCCCTACAAGGCGGTTTATCCTTCTGTTTTCGCTGTCTACTCCGTAAACTTTCAAAAGGAAGTTTCGGTTAATAAATGTCGTATCGTACTTCATAATTCATTGTCGCTTAAATTGCTTAGGTATTTTTTGCTATGCCGCTTATTTGCTCGGAGCGTATTATTATTATACCTTTGCAATCGTATCGGTTACACAATGCAAATATATAGCATTGCAGTACAACAAGCAAATTTTTGCTATACAAAAAGCGAAAAATATTTTTTGAAACCTTCTAAAATCGTGTTATATGGGTGTAAAAGAAAGACTTAGGGAGTATATCAAAACCCTAAATATTAGTGAACGGGAATTTTGTAGGCAAATAGGCGTTTCGTCGTCTTATGTCAATAATATACGCCAATCTATACAGCCCGATAAGATGAAGGCTATCGGCGAAAAATTCCCGGAGCTTAATCCCATGTGGTTACTTACCGGCGACGGCACAATGCGGAACGGAGATAATACAAACCGCATTTCGGGAAATAACAACACCGCCGTTGCCGGCAACGGGAACCAAGTTACAACTAACGATATTGCGGGTTTGATTGAACTGCAAAAAGGCTATCAAGAAATGATAAAAGAAAAGGATAGCCAAATAGCCCGACTTATATCTGTAATTGAAAAGCTAAGCGAAAAATAAAGCATTGCAGTACGTTTGCGCTATGTAATAGTATGGCTTTTCATAGTACGCTTATAGGAAACGGGCAGAAATGCCCCAAATTTCAACGCAAGTATATATAGCTATACTTTCTACCGCCCAACGTACAAAAGTGCCTAAAATCAAAAATTCGATAAAAATAACTGTGCATAATGGAACCGGAAACAATCGAAATAAAAGTATCCGAATACTACGACCAACCCAAATATTACGGGGACATGCCGGAAGCGGTGTTTAATGCCTTGGAAGCGGCGTTTATTTCCGGCGCGGAAACTGCCATAGTGCCAAAGACGGCGTTCGAAATGATGTTAATGAGCTTTGAAAATGGGCGTAAAGAAGCCTAAGATAATAACCCCTATCGAAGATGGCGTAAACCGCCGTTTCTTCCAAGCGATAGAAGCCCTTGTTTCATTGGGCCGTTTGTCCGCTTTGGAATCCTTTTGCAAGGAAGCCGGGTTAAGTGCTTCCCGCTATCGGGAAACCCGATTTACTTACGGAGTAACCCCAAGGCCCGGTAAAGTTTCCCGCTATAAGTCTATACAAATAGAAGCCCTTTATTATTTGGTAGCCAAGTATTCCGTTTCTTCCGATTGGTTATTAACCGGCCGGGGTAATATGTTTTCAAAATGAAGCGGACTATTAAATTTAATCTATTCCCCAAAAAGGTAGGGGGTGTATTGGTAGAGTGTCGCCCTATTCGTATGCGTGTTTGCTATGCCGGGTATCGGGTAGACTTTCGGGTAGGGTATAGTATTGAACCGGAAAAATGGAATGAAGAGGAAGGCCGCGTTATCTCCAATACAAAAAACCGGTTCCGACAAACGGCCGGCGAAATAAATAAGGCTATTACTTGCGAAGAACAAATAGAAGCCATATTTACCCGGTTCGAACTGCTGGAAAAGCGGGTACCGACACCGGGCGAACTTAAAACGGCTTTCGATGAAGCTACCGGGAAGATAACCCCGGCGACTGAAACGGAAGAAAACGGCCAGCCATTCTATAAAGCCTACGCCGAATTTATGGAAACTATGGGCCGTTTGAATGATTGGACGAAAGCGACTTATACGAAGTTTAATAGCCTGCGTAAGCACTTGGAAGCGTTTAACAAGAACCTTACATTTGACGAAATAAACGAAGATACCCTACAAAAGTTTATTACAAGCCTTCATAAAGCCGACCTTCGTAATACTACCATATCTAAAAATATGTCCTTTCTTCGGTGGTTCCTGCGCTGGGCGCACCATAAAGGATATAACCCAAGCAACGTACACGAAACATTTAAGCCGAAGTTCAAAGGGGCCGACGGAAACGCAAAGGAAATTATATACTTGGAATGGGAAGAACTGTTTAACCTGTATTCCTTCAAATTCCCGCCGTCCCGGTCTTCGCTGGAAGCCGTGCGCGATGTGTTTTGTTTCTGCTGCTTTACCGGTCTTCGCTATTCCGACGTGGCAAAATTGCGCCGAAGCGACGTAAAGAAGGATTATATAAGCGTGGTTACTCAAAAGACCGTAGACGGCCTTATTATCGAATTGAATAAGTATAGCCGGGCTATACTGAAAAAGTACGAGAATATAGGTTTGCCGAACGATAAGGCCCTACCGGTCATAAGTAACGTAAAAATGAACGAACACCTTAAAGTAATGGGGGAAATGGCTGGTATCGACGAACCTACAAGGGTCGTATATTTCAAGGGGAATGTTCGGTACGAAGAAGTATTACCGAAATACGCCCTTCTTACCACCCATTGCGGCCGGCGTACTTTTATCATAAACGCGCTTAGGCTTGGGGTTCCGGCCGAGGTCATTATGAAGTGGACGGGGCACAGCGACTACAAAGCGATGAAGCCCTATATTAAAATCGTCGATAAATTGAAGGTCGCCGAAATGGATAAATTTAACAAGTTCCCGATACCCCGAAAGAAGGGGAAATAA